CAGTTCCCTGAAATACATTACCGTCGTTCACATACTTGCCAAGAATGTACAGATTCAATTTCTTAGAATACATCGCATCAAGAAGTTTCTCTGGTTTGACTGTTTGCCAGTCATCAGCCATTGAAATTAACTTGAACATCAGAGTAGTTTTGCCAGTTGCTGGCTCACCACCCATTGCAATCACTCTTACCATAAAGCCTCCAGACCTTGCTTCACTTCTTCCTCATCTTGGAACATCCAATTGAGTCTTTCTATTTTACCTGTTCTCAAGAAATAAGTAAACTTTTCTTTGTTGATTGTATTTCTTGGCGCAAGTCTTGGATCAAGTGTTTCGTTTCTTGCTTGCCACAAAACATTCCATTCAATACCAGTCCATCCATCGCCTTCTGCTTGAGTGATTTCTTCAGATTGGCGATCAAGATAGTAACCAAGATAACGCCCATGATGCTCACGAAAGATTTTCTTGAATGAACATAAACAAGTTTCCATTGTAAAGAAATCTATCTGACTGCTCAGTTGAGGGAATCGAGATCTGGTTTCCTCAAGAATCTCTTTGGCATGGCTTTCAAGGTCTGCGCATTCAGATACAGTGAGTTTCGCATCATACTTGTCGTCTTGCCCGAGGGCGAGATGCAAACCATTACGATGAGAGCGAGAGCCTGCAAAATCGTCAAGCATGAGGCTGTCAGGTACACAGTTAATGCCAGCAGTATGAACAAGATGCTGAAGATAAAACCAAGTGGAATAGCGACCAAATTTGTGAAGAGAAGTTTTAAGATTATTCCAAAGATTGTGGAAAGATTGCGTTTCGTTGTCGCCATAATAATTTTCTAGAACCTCGCGTTGAGTTTTCTTGCCAATAAATTTTTGGTAAGATGCGAACATGGCTGGCAAGTGACCTTTGTTCCACTTTGTATCAACTTGATAACGTAGTCGTTTGTAGTTCTGGCTGTTCCACCATTCAATGCGATCTACAGTGGCGAGTTCATAGTCTGGGAATTCATTTTTCAGAACCCATGCAGTTGGCAACTGATATGTGTTACCATAAAGCCATGCAAACCACAGACGTTCCTCGTCATTGTGTTCATATCGTTTATGAAGATAGTTGGTCATCCATACTGCTGGATCGCAGTCACCAAACTGCATTGACCATGCATACCAACGAATGAATTGCTCACGACGCTGCAAAGACTTCGACACAACCACCTTTACCTTTTTTGTATACTGCTGCATGTATCACAGGATCTGAAAGATCATAGATACCGTCAGCAAAATTCTTTCCATTAATCTTGAACATACTCAGAGAGCATCCGCTTTTCTGTTTTCCCAAAAATTTGAATCCCATAGATTCATAGAAAACAACAGCATCAGGCTCGGCTGAAACGCGATAGTAACTGGTGCCAAGACCTTGCGCTCGATCAAGAGAATCTTGAGTGAGTAATCTAGCAACACCTTTACGTCTATGTTTAGCAAACGTATGAAGCAATTGTAGATTGAAAACATATGGAGTTTTCTTCGAGCGAGTAGTGATGATCGCGCCAGCCAACTCTCCGCCGTCCCAACATCCAATACAATACTGCCATTGTTCTTGCATATCTGCTTTCGCCACAAAAGTCTTGGCGAAAGAGTCTGCTTTGTTCTCAGTTATATGCGCGACGAATTCATCGCGGCTTGTATCACGCAGCCTCATGGAACTCGCGTTTCTTTTCTCCACGCTCCTTTGGATATTTGGTTTGCACCCAACCAAGATATTCATTGATGTTCCAGATAAATGGAGGAAATCTGTAAGAATCCGAAGCGAGAATTTCCTTCACTGAGGGACCCTGGTTAAGCGCAGCATCGATGAACTTTTCCACGAATCGAAACTGAGATTCAATTTCTTTTCTGTCAGTTGTAGAACGGAAGCAGCGGAACTCAATCGTACCAGTATGCTTCATGCAGTAAGTATTAATTGCATAGCGGAATGGTCGACCCATTGATACACCGTCTTTACCAGCAGCATGCAATTTAATAAAATGATTGAAGTCTGTGGCAAGATTGATAATGTTATCGCACATATAATCTGGCATTGGGCGACCACCATCATACTTCAAATACATCTTGGCACCTTCGCAAGACTTCATATCTTTAGTTTCATAGAAACCATAACATGCATCAATAGTGTCTTGTTGATTGTCTTTGATATAAGCAACCAGACGCTTGAGTCCTTCAATGTCGTCTTTTAATCCTGGAACAAAGACATGAATGTGTCCATGATTCACGCAAGAGGCTGATGGATTGTTACCATATTCTAGAAACATTTCTTTCAAACGCATGATGCGATCAACTTGCTCATTCCAAGTTTTGGTTGGCATCATATTGACTTCACCGCCGAATGGTGGTTCTTTACCGAGTGGATCGCAAGCACGATATTGATATGGTGCGTGGACATTTACAATATCCGTCTCAGCATATTCCCATTTACCCAAAGTCGGTGGGATATCCATACGACGATCAATATCACCCCATTCGATTTCGGCACCATATGTAAACGTTGATTTATCGTACATGCTGTAAATCCTTTGCATCATCAATCATAACAAAATTTTTCTGAAAGATACCTTTGCCGATTGTAGTGTAACAATTCATACCAATCTCAATAGGATGTTTGAGGTCAGCACGAACAGCAATATCTTTCGTTGAAGTAATTATACCGCCATTTGGCAAAGAAGTAAAGTAAATTGGACGCTTGCCGTTACGATAGAAACGCAACTTCTTTTCTTTGTATAACTCAACCACAGCCATTGAAGCATTGGAAAATTCTACAAGCGGAGACTTCTTTGCTTCAAGAGTATGAACAATCAACTCACTGTCGTTTCTTGTTTTGCATTTGTAACCATAGAGACGTTCCCAGTTCTCTGGCATCTCTTGAGTGATTACGCCATTATGTACAATGGAAATATTTTCGTTCCACAGCGGCTGATTGAATTCAAGATCAGAAGTAGAATATCGGCAATGACCAATTAGATATAGATTGCCATCTTCGTTGACACAGTTTTTTAAATCTAATGATTCTAAGAACAAAGTTGCTGGTTTAGAATCAATGACTGTTTTGATTTCACCATCACGAACCCAAGAAACACCAGTTGCGTGTAATCCGCGAATACCAGACTCGCGGAAAACATCAGCAAGCATAATTAAATCACGAGAACTTGGGTTCTCAATATAAGCACCAATGATTGCGCACATATTAACCGAACATATCTTCTAAAGTTGATTCTTTTTTGTATGCTTCTGGATGATATTTCTCAACCATTTCCCTTCCACCAACTCTTTCCAGATAGTCATACCATTCTTTTTCTGACCACATTCCTTCTGAAATACCATTCCAAAGTCGTCGCTGAAGCGGATGTTCTTTGTTTTTTCTACGCTGCTCAACATAATTAAATCGATGATCTTCATATTCTTTGCTTCCAAGTTCAAGCATCTTTTCGCGCAGATAACAAACTAAACTAATGCGTTCAGCAACCTCATCATTGATTTCAATAGGCGTGTTACCGTGCATGCATTCATGATTATTAACTAGGAGCAAATCTCCTGGACGCACATTGATTGCTATTCTGACTTCAGGTAGAACCAAATAACCGCCAGAATAGTTGCCATTATTGGAAAGAACCAAGAGATTAGAGAGTCCACTAGTAAAGTCTCCTGCATCGCGGTGCGCTGCTGTTCGAAACGTCTTGTTCACTGTAATTGTAGTGAAGACAGTTCCAGGAACAAGAAATGCTGGATCAATCTTATCGGCTGCGGCACGTTGTGCTGAGTGACGTTGAGGCAGTAACTCAGCAAAACCACGATCAAGTGTTTGTAAGAATGGAAATGACAACTTGAATTTGTCATATGAGTTTTGTGTATATGCTGTTGCGCGACCATATGGAATACGAGGATACCGATCGAACCAACCAGCAATGCCAGACAATACTACATTCGCATAGGTTGTGTCTGAAATATAAGTTTCTTCAACGCCACGTGATTCTTCTTTGCGCTCTTTGACAGACATATTTGAGACTTTGTTGAGCCACTTGTCAAAATCAAATTCATCTTCTTTGACTTTTGCACTCAACCAGACAAGACCACGAGATGATTCTGCGTTCTCATACTTGACGCGAATAGATTCAATTTCTTCTTTGATGTTGACAGGTATGACAGAATTCTCTGGCTGCTTCTTGAAGAAGTCAAGAACATGCAATTGAAACTCAGTTACCCACTCACGACCACCACACTTCTCACCCTTTGGTCCCGCAGCAAGTCCACGATTTTGAGTTGGTGTAGCAGCCTCACGCAAACCAGCATAAGCATCATCTTGCTCTTGTTTGCTGAAATAGTTTTTACGAAACTTGAATGCGATGTTATCTTCATGCTCGCTGCCAAGATAACAATCTGTGTCTTCATTGATCACAATGTCAAAATGAGATTCGTCTAGGAATTGTCCTAGCAAATGTTCGCAATCAATTTTTGAATTTGCAATAATTACTTTGGTCATAACTTTCTCCTGCTCATGATATTATATATCCAGCAAGGCGCAATGTCAACATTAGTATTTTCCGAAAGCCAAATGAAACTGTGGGGGCATTGCACCCCCACAGAACGTTTACACATTTTTTAGAATTGGCTGATTAGCCCATCGTGACGCTGATAGCATCGCGGTAGAGAGTCTTGCGAGCGCGACCCACTTGACCCTGATCGAGATACTTCTCGAACTGCTTCGAAGGATTGCCAAGACGATAGGCAAAAACCTTCTCACCACGCGAATTTGTGACGCGATTGGTGTATACAGAGATACCCTCATTGCGTGCGCGATAAGCGAGATCAGCAGCATTGTCAACCTTGAACATAGCGCGAACTTGGCGCGACGTTGCAGTGTTGCCATCAGCAAGATAAGAGACAAACGAATTTAAAGCATTAGACATATTATATACCTTCACAAAACACCCCTTCAATAATATCGCAAGATTGGGGCTTTCCTTACGACATACTTGTTATTATATAATAACAAATCCCAAAAGTAAACTATTTGGTCTTGACAAAAGATTCTAGAACAATAACTTGACACTTCAAGTTTTCATGCATGCGCTTCATTGCAGCATTTAATTTGTCCTCTGAACCACCCTTCTTTTTCCAAGAATTGTATTCGTTCAAAGTGCGATGGCTTACAACCATGATCGCGTCCCAAGTATCCATTTCACCAGCCTTGTTAGCCACGGCACCCACGCCAGCATTATAACAAGAACCAGATGTAATGCTGATCACTGCATGCCCATAATTTTCTTCAGCAAGTTTATCTGTGACTGCTTTCAGTTCTCGTTTTGACCACACCTTAAAGTTATGATTCTTCATAGCCTCAAGAGTCTCAAGATGATCTTTCACCGACTCAATGCTCTTGGCAATCTGCTTTTTAGACCAGAATCTGCCATAAGCATCAATGAATGCCTCTTTGAATCTCTCAGTACCAATCACCAAATGATCATGCGAGTTTGTAAATCGCATAATGGCTTGCTTCAGATCGTCCTTGCTGTTCGGCTTCTTGATCTTCTCTTCATGATTCATCATGTAGCCGAAATAATCAATATTCTCTTGCTTGAATTTAAATTCAGAATAATTGATATAGATCACAGGAATCTCTAACCAGCCAGCATCGTTGGCTGCATCAATCGTATGATTGCCGTCGATGATTTCTTTGTATCCATTTTCATGCACGCAAACAATCACAGGAGAAACATTTTTGCGCGCAGCGGCAGGATCATCCTTCATGCGATCAGCAATATCTTCCTTATGTTCATGTTCAATTATATTCAACCTAACTTGATTTCGTGGAAGTTTATAAATATCGTCAACTTTTTCAGCAGGATGAACTTGATACTTTCCTGCCTTCACGTGATTGCAAAGAAGTTCCATTTCATCTTTATTGATACGACTTTTTGTGATCGTATAAACTGGATCAATTCCAGCAATCCAATCTAGACCAACTTTCTTGATCTCGTCAGTTAGATTCGAAAAGTCCTTGACGCAACCTTCACCACCACCAACTGACTGATTGTAGAATTTGTCATTCTTGTGCGCACTCACTGACTTCAACAAGAAGTTTTCGAGAGTGATCGCGACAGATTGCTTTCCACGATACAGAATGCTGCGCTTCAGCAAACCATAAGACCATGCAAGATTGGCTTCTGGATCCTCAGAGGAGAAAACATAGCCATCATAAATCTCATTGGTCTTATGATAACCGATATACATCTTGCCAGTCAGAATATGTCGCCATCCATAAGTGATGGCTTCATATTTCTTTTTTGTTTGTCGACTCATTACATCGTCCCCTTATTGGCGGCAACTTTCTCAAGAGTCGAGATAATACGGAGTTTGATTTGCTCGCTCGACAATCCTTGATTTCGCAACTCTTCAATCTCCAACTCAGAGAATGTCACAGACTCACCCTTATACGAAAAGGTGGTAGAGAATGTGTTGTAGTCTTTGGTTATGACCAATTCATCTGGACGCGCAACGGTCGCAGTGGCTTCAGGAGCAGGAGTTGCCTCAGCATCAACCTTCGTATACAGATCCAAAAACGCATTCTTGGTGTCAGCATCGAAGCGATTCAAGCACATCTCAATTGCCTTCAATCGATTGTTGAAGATAGAGAATGCTTTGGTGATATGAACAAGACGACGAGTCGAGATGACTTCATCAACCGCACCATCAGCAAAAGACTTGCGAATCAATTCAGCCCACGTGATCAAACGATCAATGAACGTCGTGTCAGTGATATTCAGAACAGCGAAATTCTTCTCAAGAATCTTGCGTTCAGTATTGGCTGGCGGATACTCTTGTTCAACAGTGATCGCGAAACGTTCCAGAAATGCTTCATTGAGCAAGTTTGTACCGATGAATCGACCATCGTCACTGCCTTTGCCCTTCGTGTTCGCAGTCGCAATCACGTTGAAGCCAGCAGCAGGGTGGACAACTTCACCAGTCTTCTTGTCAAAGTATGGCTTGCCTTCGAGAATCGGCTGCAAGCACAGAATGTCTTCAGTGCCGAGATCGCACTCATCGAGCAAAAGAACAGCACCACGACGCATCGCAGTGATCACTGGTCCTTCACGACGAATCGTGTTTCCGTCAACCAACTCATAGGAACCAATCAGATCAGACTCATCGGTGCGCTTCGTGATATTGACGCGAATCAACTCACGCTTCAACGCAGCACAAACCTGCTCAATCATGAACGTCTTGCCGTTGCCCGACAAGCCAGTGATGTAGATGGGATAGAAGATTCG